TTCATAACTGATTTGTTTACGCTCTGCCCTGTTCTTTGCTGATATTTCTAAGGCTTCAACCCGTCTTTCATCTTCTGTCATCCGACAACGGCGTTGATATTCTGCATTTTCTTCTAGTTCACGCTTTTGCTTTGCCCTAGCTTGCCTCATACCCATAGCAACTGCCATGTTTTCTTGTGGTGTTGCTTTTGCTTTAATCGTTTTTAAGAATGCCATTCCCGTTGGATTCATTATTTTGCCCCTTGTAGTTTTTTTGCATTCGCAATCTTTTCTTGTTCCAACTCTGCCCTAAGCTGCTCAACTTCATCTTCCATTCGCTTTAGTTGTGCTTGGTTGCCAGTATTGCGTTTAATAAAGTTTTTTAAATAGTTGTCAATATAATCCCATGGAGTAAATCCATAATTATCGCGATGTAGTAATAGTAGTTGCTGATTCCGTTTATTCCCATCATTAACTTGAGGAAACTTGCCCCAGGTAATTAGTTTTTGACCATCGTTTTCAAGATTTTGTTTTATTTTCCATAGTTGATCAGGATGCCCGTCAAGGCGAATATATCTGATTTGATATTTTAACTGGGCTGTCTTGGCCCTATTGCCAGCCATTTCAACATAATGTTTCGGCTTCTCTAGTGCTACATATGCATAGCTTGGTTCTTTTTCTTTTGCGCATACCTCTTTTATCTCAGCACTCAATTCATCAAGCATTTCCTCAACAGGAATCAACATATTTTATTCTCCAGTAGTTAGTTAGTCTTTTGTGTTAGTTGTTAATAAAAAAAACCGCTTCTCTTCAGCTTTTGGACGCTTTTTCGTTGTTAAAAAAAAGGGGTAACAAGTCAACTTCACACTTGCTACCCCTTAGACAACTAACCAAAGAGAAGCGGAAAAACTATCTGTTTATGCATCTAATGTGATGCTTGCACCTGCTAGATCATTCCAAACACCTACACCATAAAAATAGTAAGATGTGATTTCAGTATAGAGACCTGAAGTGCCGCCTTTGCTTTCGTTCATAGTCTGAATTCCCTTGTCGAAAATTCCAGCAATTGCCCATTCAGGATGGAAAAGACCCTGAACACTCTGTGCACCAGAGGCAGCGAAGCCAGAAGTTTGATAAAGGTCAATCCCAGGAATATTCCCGTAATATCCATTTGGAAGCGGGTTGCCATTAAAAACGCTCAAAAACTTCTCGTTAGAATACATAGGACTAGAGGAAGTTCTAATGTCGTTTTTAATATGCAACATTGCTTTTGGCGTTCCAATAAACTGCAACTGTGCCTGTGGATTTGGAACTTTTGCTGTGATGATTAAATTAGCTGCCACTTCTAGCGCGTCAATTGTCATCGTGCCACCAGCATTTACAGTCTGGGTAAAATCTGAAAACTCTGCCAGAATTTCGTCATCAACATATCGAGCAATCGCGGAAGCCTGTGATCGCGCATAACTCTGAGGGTTGATAGCATTGAACTTCAGATTTTCTAGCGATAATCCAGAAACGACGACAACTTTAGACGCGGAAACGTCAACTGCTGTATCCTGTCTCTTGCCATTAGCATCAAGAGCGCGTGCAGTTGCTTCAGCTAATGCGTCAGCTGTCATTGAGCCTTCCTTCTGGAAGCCGACAGTTGATGTATTTTGTCCTTCCGGAACATCCTGAGAGGCGATAAGCCCCATTGCCACCGGCTGCTTGACGAATGCAGGTGCCACAAGGGCAGAAATTACCCTTGAAATCTGAGGCACATCAGATTGATTTGTCATATTTGCAATTGCCATTTTGTTTAAATCCTAATTTTTTAAACTTAAGGTACTTATTAAAAATCTTTTTTAGAAAGTCATTTTCTCAACAACTTCATCGACGAAAACATGTACTTTCACTTTTCCAGCGGTATAGTTTGAGCCGACAGCGGTAAATTTAATATCTCCAGCTGCTTTCTTGAAAACTGGCATCGAGGAACCGCTTTTATAGTTAGCACTTCCAAAGGTAGTTCCCTTTGCAATTGCTACTGTCGCCCCATATAGATCTGCTGTAGAACCATCGCCAATGTTTGAACTAGTTGCCCCAGTTATTGCAGTTTCGACTATTCCGCTGATACCAACCAAAGTTGTTCCAGCTGGAACTATCCCCGTAAAGGTATAGCTAGCCATTGACCCAGGAAACGTGTAGGAGGCTGAAATCACTTTTCGGACAACATGCCCGCCATCAATTCCCGAATCCCTTCTTTTTATAATCGTTGTATATGCCATAAAATTAAAATACTCCTATCTATTAAAAATAAAATCGTTAAATTGTTCGTAAAGCTTTTTGAATAATTGCTTCACCGTCTTTAGATTTTGCAAGCTCTGTTAATTCATCTTGAGACATTGCAAAAATATCATTTCTTGTTAATTGCCGTGATGCTTGCGCATTATAGTTAGTGTCACCACCTGTGACAGGTTCCCCACTTTTCTTTTTACTCAAAACAAAATCAGGACGCTTTGCTTTCAGTTCTTCTAAATATTCATCCACGCCCATTCTTTCATTAGGCTTGATTTTAGACCATCGAGGCTGCCCAGATGCGTCTTTAATAACAAGTCGTGGTTGATCGAAGTCATCACCATCAAGATCAACCTCATTCAATATATCGCGAAGAATCCAATCTTTTGCACTTGGTAAAAACTCAGTAACTACTTTTGTGGCAAAGTGTTCACTAATCGTCTTAGTTTTTAATTTACTTTTAAAGCCACCAAGTTGTTCAGTTGTTGCATTTAGCTGTTCTTGTAAGCTTCTAAGCTGTTCATCTGGTTTTTGTTGATCATCACCTCGTGGCTTTCTTCCTTTGCTTTCAAGCTTTAAATCTTCGATCGATTTCTGACTATAAGCCAAATCCGTTTCATACTTTCTAAGCTTGCCCTGAAGTTGATTATATTCTTCAACGGAAATAGCCACTGTTTGAACCTGAGGATCGCTTTGTTGATTGCTATTAACTGTCTGGTTGTTGTCTTCGCTCATTTGCCACCTTTAATTAATCTAGTTAAACGGTTACGGATTGAATTTCCGCGCTTTGCCAGTGTTTCTTCACTAATTCCAAAAAATTCACGTTTTGGCATATTGCCTAAGCCTTTTAAATGCCAATTGGCCTTTTCAATTTCGTCTTGATTGACAAACTCAATCACGCCAATAATTTTGTCACCATCCCGACGGGTGCGGCTTTGAATTGCAGCTAGCATATCACCCGAAAGCCTCATGTTCGGCGTAGCACTATAATCTTTTTGTGCTGCTTTCGTGTTCTTTGACTTTCCTGATGGTCGATTTAATTCGCCCGTCTTCCATTTCTTATATAGCGGAGAATAAGGGGCGAATGAATCGCCGTTAATATCTAAGCCCGATTTAATATCACGCATCATTTTTGCGTGTGCGTCTTTAATCTCTTTTGTAATAACGGCTTCAGCTTCAACCGGCATTTCTTTTAAAATATATTTTAATTTTGCTGTAATGTTATTTGTTAAAATAATCCCCATTAGCCCTGGTACCCCCAAGATTCTGCCTCTTCCTCTGTGACTCCTAACCATTGATGGCGGCAATTCCAGCCACCGCCAGAAGTGAAAACGTCTAAATCTTGATCATTATCCATCTTGCTAATTTCATCGAGGGTATAAATCGGGGGATCTTTTTGTAGTAGGTCAAAGCAAAAATCTCTATTTTTGGCATCTTCTGGGCCTTCATAATAGAATAAATAAATTCCAGCGGCTGTTGAAGTTCCAACATTAACGACTCGATAGAAAGTTGCCATCGCCGTTTTTGTAATTGTTTCAGTTTCACCACCATAATCATCTGCAAGATTGTCAAGTGCTGACCAATTATATTCGCCCGTTATTATTTGTGTTTGGATGATAGATTGTATTTCTGGAATCTTATCAAAGATCGAGTTCCCAATAGCATCGAGCCGAGTTCGAATTAAGGCGGCCACCTCTTCTTTTCCTAATCCAAAGCTAGGTTCATTACGAGGCACGTCGAGTTTATTTCGGTAATATTCCTCAGCATCTTTATATTGTGCTGTGAAATTCTTTTTTAATTCTTTGAGAGAATCATTCAGCCCTAAATCTTTCATGCCTTGAATAATATAGCCCATGCGTTCAATATAGTTTTCTCGATTAATGCCACGAGTAGTTTTATTGAAGATCTTGCTATAAATTCGTTTTAAGTCAGCGCCAAAAGCCTTAGATTGTGCCCCAGAAATCTTATAAAAGTTCCTGACTTCGCGTCGAATTTGTGCTTGAGTCTTATTCGCCATCTAACCCCGAAAATAGATTTGCTGAAATATTATCCTTAACGGTGAAATCAGTATTTTCGATTTCAAGTTTTAAAGCATCTTCATTTGATAGGTTAAGTTTTTCGACTGCCCAGCCAACAAGAGCCTTTTTTAATTCTGGAAGCTTGTTAAACTCCGGCCTGAAAACTGAAATCAGCTGAATTGCTTGAATCAAGTCAGTAGCAGTATCTATAAAAGAAATTGAAACTTCTGGTTGCAATTGTATTCCATAATAATTGCCCAAATGAATTATCAACTTTTCAATATAAGTTTCGACCAGGCCTTTTTCGCTTTCTACTAGCTTCTTTGTGTAATCGCGTTCAGCATTAACAGAATCAGCACTTTGAGCTGACCCGCTGTCGGCTGTCATCTGTCTAATTTGATTAAGTCCGATTCTAAATATAGCATTTCTAACCACGTCGCCCCGGCGTTCCATTGATGAAGTGTCAAGTGGCTCGATAGTGGCAACACTAGTTCCCTCTGGAAGGGTAACCCAGGAATGTTCTGCAACAACTGCCTTATTTATTGCGTCTGGTTGACCAATAATAAAGATCTTTTGATAGCCCTGGTACAAGAGATTGTTATCAATAGCGCTTTCAATATTATAAAACTTAAGGCAAAGATCTAGAATGTCTTTTGCCCACGATTCGCGGCCTGTAATGAACTCAATTGGAATTTCAGAAAACCCAGGCAATAAAGTTGTTTTAATTAATTGCCATTTAGCACTTTCCCCAGACTGAACTGCTTCACTATCAGCTTGGTAATAACTTATGATCAAACTACCGTCTACAATTTGGATTGTTTTGGATTCTCTAACTGAAGTAATCCTGTCTGTGGGCTTTTCCCTTGAAAGAATCTGATCATATTCAAAACGAATAAACTGAAGCTTGCCAAAAGAATTAAATTGCCAATCGACCACGCCTATTGTGTCAATATGTTCAATAAAAGCTTTAAAAGTTCCATCATCTTCAGCCGCTGTAGTTGGAGCTTCGGTTGCCCTAGCATAATCGCAACTAGAACCATAAAGAAAATAATCACGGAGAATATAATCACGGATAAAGCTTTCGAAATCTGTGTTTTTACCGTCAATATTTCGCCATAAATTATTTTCTTCTAAAAACCTTTTGCTAGTTTCATCGATAGATATTCCATTATATAAAAATAGCGATTGCCAAATACTTAAAATCGGGTTTAAGTAATTAGTATATGTAGATCTATTTTCTCTTTGCCTTCTGATTTTTTTTGCGCCATCAGTATCACCCATTTCTAACTCGTGAGGCCACAAATAGGCTGATTTTACTAGCTCAAAACGTTCATTAAAATAAAGCGCTTCAGCCTTTTTTATCTCTGAATAATTGGCATCATAGTTAGGATGATTGTATAATTCGATTAGGTCGCTCATAGGTTATTAAATCCCTGCGTTAAAATTTTAGCACTGGAGTTGTAAATATCATTGAAGTCAAAATCCTTATATAGCTGATATATCCTATATCGCGCCCCGTCTGCGTGATGGGTTATTGTTTCGCCTTGTTTCTTTTCTATATCATCAGTTCCCGGCTTCCAGGCAGAATTAGAAAAGGAACGCCTAACGTTTTTACAAACTGAATTAATTTGCAATCGCTCGTAAAGAAAGAGCTTGTTGCAAACGTCAACACTCGCCCGTATTGGGGTTAGTTCTCTAGCTGCTTTTATCGTCACATTTGGGAAAATCTCGTTTAGATATTTCCTAATATTATCAAAGTCAGAGCCACGAATCTTATGACTAGCTGCGTGCCCCGTTCTATCTCCAAATACGCGAATCTCTGAATATTTAAATTGCTTATTATAGGCCAACAAGTGTGCAGCAAAATCGACAACAGCATCTTTTAAGTTTGAGCAATTTAGATCATTTTCCATAAAGCAAACGTCTTGAAATACGGCGTTCCCTGCAATAAAAACTTTAGTCGTCTGCCAGCATGACCAGCAAAGCGGAGTCGCGTTAAAATCAAAACACAAATCCACACATCGCATCGGAGACGGTTCATAGTCTTCATTCAATACGTTCTTTGATTCATTGTATTGGGCGAATACGTTTCCAGTTGTGAAGTTTGCGAACTGGCCATAAAGATAAGAAAGGATTTTAGCTGGGGAATAAGAATAAGTTCTTTTGAGGCGTTCTATATATCCATCAGCAAGGTTTTTTATATTGTCGTAGGTTTTAATGATGAAACGGCGATATGATTTATCTTCATCAGTTCCTTCTATATTAAATTCGTCGCTGTACCAGTTAGAACCTTCGGGTGTTCCTTCTATGAACCCAAATACCTTGTCTATTTTCTTATCGCGTGCACGGTCAACGCACTTTTCAAAGACTGCCCGCGTTTGTATTCCTGGCTCTGAAATCCAATAGCCGCCAATAGTAGCCGAAACCATTGCATAGGGCCTATCCCCTGAGTGAAAATATATTTCTTGTCCTGTGGCCAGTATGGTTAGACAAGCAGGCTTTGTTTTCCTAATTTTAAAATGTTTATCAAGTTTTAACCCGAACCAGTTGGAAAGAACAAAGCAGGCTGTCGGCAGCATGGTATCGTCAACCTTTGCATATGTCGGAGCCACCACCCAGAACTGCTTCACTTTGGGGTTAGTTAATACGCGGGCAAAAAAGGCAACGCCGACGCCCGTGGTTTTACCTGAACCAAGCCCGCCAGTAATTGCATAAGTATCATAAGCTCGATCAGTTGTTAGTTGTCCTACCCATCCGGCGCAGTTCATTTTAGTTTATAATCTTCGCTAATAATAACGGGAACAGCGTTTTTCCAAGTTATTTTGTGGTGTAGTCGTTTGTGATTTGATTTCATTGTTTCTATTTTAACGGGACTAGGCGAATACATAACAGAATAGAAACTTTTTAAATAAGTTCCTGTGTCTAAATATAGTTCAGTCATACCGCCAGAATTTGCTTGCGTCGTTTTCTGTTCAAGGCGCAACATTAATATTGTTAAAAACAAATTACCAAGACTTTGAAACCAAGTGTAAGTGTTTACATCCTCATTAATTCGCCCAACAAACTGAAACGGCCTATCTGTTGAACAAATAAAACTGTTCATACATTTTCGCTTGGCGAATATCTTTTTTGAGTATCCACCATTTTGACCGCCTAGATAGTCGCCACCTTGCCCAAAAGCAATACTTTTAAATGTTGTTGATTTGTAATATTCTAACATTAAACCAAATACATTATCTAAATTTAATATTGGCTTCCCTGAGTATTTATGCTGTGAATTAAATTGATAACGGAATCCCGTATAATCATCATCTAATTGAATGAAATATTTTAGGTTCAGTGATTTTGCTATTTCAAAGCTTGCGTTTCTTGCGTAAATAATTGCGCGCCGATCATTAAAGTTGTCTCCAGCGTCAAATGTTTTAGCAATTTCTTTTTTATCAAATACTATAACCTGCTTACCGTAGTTTTCTTTATACTGTTCAATTTGGGAATCTTCATTATCAATAATGAAATATACTTTGCCAGTATATCCGCAGTTTCTTAACGTGTTATAAGTATACACGTGGTCTGCTCGTCCATGCGTTAAAATAAAGGCCGCGAAACTTTTATTCTGCATCTTCTGGATAGTCCTGATTATATTGCGCCGCTATTTCTTCAGTAAGTTTTACAAAGCCGCTTTCTATTGCCTTGTTAAAATCAATAATAACCAATGCCGACTGTTCCATTAATTCTTGAACTTCCTTTGTTGCTTGTGCGTAGTAATCTGCAATAAGTTGATAATTAAAAACCGTATGCCTTCGCGCTGCCGCTATTAAAAAATCCTTTTCGTCTTTGCTTATTTTGGCGCCTTCTATTTTAGAAATAAGCTCATTTGTTTTAGTGGCGTTGTAAACTGTGCCTAGTTGTGGCTTTATGTTCTTAGGTTCGTAGATAGGCGCTTCGACTTTGCGGGAATAATTATCATCTAATTCTTCTAAATCGTCTATTTCAACTTCGCTGAAATCAACCTCAAACTTTTCAAAATCAAACCCAGGAAGCTCAGCAAGTTCAAGCTGTAATAGTTCAAAATCCCATTCAGCCTTTTCGCTTAATTTATTGTCGAGAATACGAAAGGCTTTTATCTGCTCTGGTGTTAGGTTGTCAGCTACTAAGCAAGGCACTTCAGCAAGACCTAGTTTTTGTGCTGCTTTTGTTCGAGTGTGCCCAGCCACGATAACGCCTTCTTTATCAATTACGATAGGCACAAGAAAACCAAACTCTTTTATTGATGCCGATATTGCATCAACTGCCTGATCGTTCTTTCGTGGGTTCCTTATGTAAGGGATTAAGTCAGCTGTTTTTTTATTAATCGTGATCATTTTAGTTTGTTCCTTTCGGCACTGTCATCGTTCTCAAATACTAGTTTTATTTGTGGTAATGAATCCATTGTGATTTCTTGATTGTTTGTAATTCTAAAAGCTGGGAGTTGTGTTTGGAGGACAAACTGTAGAATCTTATCTGATACTTTTGCGCGCTTATATGCGTGATGCGCCAGGGCAATCAGAAATTCGTCACGATAGGCAAGTTCTTTTTTATATAGTTTGCGAAAGGTAACAATGGATGGAACTTCATAATCGAGGCGTTTTAAAAGGGTAATAATATCGGCAGCAGAAGTTCCAAGCAAGGAAGTGGCCTTGACCATTTCCGCCGTTTTCGAGTTCCAGGTCTTTTTTAATCTCATTTATAGGCGATATTTTGTGTTTGTTGTTTTGTTAAGAATCTTTTGCTTTTGTTATGAATACGACAAACCTGTTAAATTTAAATACCCCTAATAAAAGAATTTACAATTATTTTATTTTGTAATACAAACTATTACGTTCTGAATAATCATATTACTTATAATAGTGGAAGGCGTTATATGGAAAATGCAAAAAGATCTAATGTTTCTATGGTTCTGAGTCTGCCGGTGGCGGTGCACGCTGAAATTAAAAAATTAGCTGTCATCAACAATTCAACTAATCCAAAAGTGGTTAAGGATTTAGTTTTGAAGGGGCTGATGGTTGAGAAACTAAACACTAAATAAAAAGGGCGTGATATGCCATTAACAAAGCGTTATTTTAAGCACGATGTTGATGCTTCCGAGGATGAAAAGTTAGTTGATATACTGATTAACTTTGGAAACGAAGGCTATGGTTTATATTGGCGACTTGTTGAGATTTTATATAAATCAGGCGGTCAGATCGACTATAAACTGAAGAACATTTCCTTCCGATTAAACTGCGAACCTGAATTATTTAATACATTTATTTCATCAGCTATTGATCTAAGCTTATTTCAGTTGGTCGATAAAAAACTGTTTTGCGCACGTGTAAAAAACGAGGTTGAAAAACTAGATAATTTGATTGAAAAACGTAAATCCGCGGGCTCTAAAGGTGGAAATAAAAAGAAAGAAAATCAGGGAGTTAGTAGCAAGTGCTTAGCAAGTGCTAAGAATAATTGTAGCAAACCGGTAGCACGCTTATCTAATCTAATCTTATCTAATACTCTTAAGAGTACTAAAATAGGTAATAGTACTAAACGAAATACCACTGAAGAAGTACAAGAATTAACACCAACAGTACAGGTACTAAGTAAGGAATTGAGAAAGGTCGAGCCAAAAATTCAATTTGGCGAATTTGAGAATGTTGAACTCACTGAACCTGAAATAAAAAAACTCGAAATTGCTTACAAGGGCCGGAAAGACGTTTTTGAGAAAGCTGTTTTTTTGCTCGGCAGCTGGAAGCTCGACAATCCGACATTAGCGGCAAAAAGAAAATCTGATTATCGCCAGCTTTTGAACTGGCCACTTGAGAAAGCATTTCGAGAAGTGACCAGTATTAATAAAAATTCAAATCCGATTTCAAATTTGCCATTCGTGCCTTCAGCGGCTGAGCGGGCACAAATCACAACTGAGTTAAATTTCCAAAAGTTTAAAAGCGGCAATAGCAGCTTTGCAGATCTATTCGGAGACAATACCAACACGAAACGACTGAGGGGAGTTGAATCATGACAGACGAAGAGTTACAAAAAATATTAATTGGGGCAAAAGCACCGTTTGCGAACTTTGGGCAATCGATAACGGGAGCGGAATTTTTCATCGCAAAAAAAATCATGGAAAATTTTACGGCGGATGAAGGCGTTGCCTCATTGTTGGAGTTGCTGAACGACTGGAAGGAGAATCGACCGCCCACGATTACTGAAATTCGGCAGAAAATTTTTGCTATCCGGCGTGAGCAGCAAAAAAACAGAAACTGGGAGGAACAGCGAGCCAGGTTGAATTATCAAACTTACCCGGACCCGATACGGCAGCAATGCGAGGTTTGGGCAAAATTCCCGGAACTGTACCAAAAAACTTATAATCGGCCATTTATTTATTTGATGCACTATAATTATCTTAAATCAATTGGCGGGGGCTATGATACCGGCAAAATCCTGAAATCAGAACTATCGAATGGCTAGGGCCGTGCTTAAATCGACGATAAGTAGCTTTTTTGAAGAGTTCCTGTGCCTGCCTATAGCTTTACTAGCTTCAGGCCTTCCGTCGATCTAAGCCGTGTTTTTGTCGATTTAAAAATAGGGCTAGGATTTTTAAAATAAAGCCGTCTTAGTTTTTTGGCTTATATAAATAGACAAGGGAAAAATGATTAATTTGAAAATAATTACTTTACTTATTTCAATTTACGTTATATAACTTTTTATATAATCCATTAACGCAATTAATTAGGGGATAGCAAAATGAATAAACAAAACCAGAGAGAAATAATAAAAGCATGGGTTAACTCGAGGCCCAAAGACGGCGGTAAGCGCGTTGTGGGCACAGGAATCTTTCTTGAATCTATCGGAACTAAATATGTGCACCTGTCTAGCATCTGGAATGACGGCACTGGTAAATGTGTTGGCAATTATCGGCAAAGTTATTCCGACTTCATCCAATCTCATAATTTAATCTAGGGGGAATTATGAAATTTGAAAACAGAGAGGAATGGCTTGAGGCGAGACGGCACAAGGTTATGGGTTCAGAAATTGCGACCGTTCTCAACATGAACCCCTACCAAAGCCAACTAGGGTTGTGGGCAGAAAAGACTGGAAGGGTTCCTGGTTTTGGGGGTAACTCGGCCACGAGAATCGGCCAAGCATTAGAAAGAGAAGTCGCAAATGTGTTTGCCGAAAAATATAACATTTTGCCCGCAGACATTGTTGGGTATGGCATGGAAATAACAACGGCCAAATTCGAAGAGAAGTTCGGTGCAACGCTAGATTTTTTTGTAGTTCCGTTTCAAACTCCCTTGCAAACAAAAACTAGCAAAATCAGAAACCGCCGAAACTGGATTGATGGGCCGCCAATTCAAAACGTTTTGCAGTGCCAGTGGGAAATGATGGTAGGCGGTTTCGAGTCCGAATTTTTGGCTTGCATGTTCGGTGCAGACCCTGACGAATGGGAAGAGGTCCAGCTTGAGGCAGATCAGGAGCTGCACGGCATGATGTGCGATGAAGCATATGAGTTTTTGAAATGCCTAGAAACAGATACTCCGCCTGAAGGCGTTGGAGCCTATGACCAGGCAATAATAAAAAAAATATACCCAGCCCAAGAAACAACCATCTGGGATAAAAAAACGAGTGCTGAAGTTGCGCGGCTTGTCATAGAACTCGAACAGCATAAAGCCCGGAAACGCGAATTAAACGCGGTTTTGAAGCCATTAGATTCCGAACAGAAAAAAATTGAGAATAGTCTCAGAATGCTGCTAGCCGGGGCTACTATCGGAAAGACTGAAAACGGAATGACAGTGATTAACAAAACAACATCAGTCGGGGAAAAGGTGGTTGCCGCTTATTCTTTCGATCGGATTACCGTTAAATAAAAGGGGAACTATGGAAACTGAAGAGACAAAAAACGAAATTGCATTAATTTCAGAAAGTTCAAACATCATTGAGCAGGCGAATCAACTTGTTATAAAAAACCAACAAGATATGGAAGCTGCAATCAATGTTTCGAAAACGATTAGGGAGACAATAAAGGCAGCAGAGGAAGAAAGGAAATCCTTAGTTAAGCCCTTGAATGATCATGTATCTATGATTAACAACCGATATAAGACCCGCATTACTGATATTTTGACTAAAGCAAAATCACTGCTCGATCAGAAAATGCTAGCCTGGCAAAGGGCTGAGAACGAACGCGTTCGGCTAGAGATTGAAGCCGAAAACAATAGGCGCTGAATTCAGTTAGAGGAAGAATTCAGGAAGCTAGAGGAGGAAAAGAACAGGAAAGCCGAATTGCTAGCCAAGCACGGGTTCAAGTTGCTGGCAAAAGAAACAGAGCAAGAAAAGCCAGTTGAAATCGAAATTATTGAAACGAAATTTGAGGAAGTTAAAACAACCAGGGCTGAAAGTGGGGCGTCTTTTATTGTTCGGACAACAAAGGATTTTCGGCTTTTAGACTTTTCAAAAGTACCGAATGAATATAAAATATTAGATCTGCAAAAGATAAAAAAAGTTGCGGCTGCTGGGATTAAGGAAATTCCCGGAATGGAATTAATCGAGATCAAAACACCGCAGTTAAGATAAAAACAACCAAAGAGGAAAAGAAAAAAATGAACATGGAAATTATAAATTCAGGCGATGCAATGTTAGCCCTAAATCGTAGCGAAATTGATTCGCAAGTAGCAACAGCGAAAGCATATCCCAGATCAATTGAGAACTTCCATCGGGAGGCAATTCGCTTCGCTACCATAAATGAAGAAATTGCAGCGTCGTGCTTCTATGCTCTGCCGCGATATGACAAAAAAGCAGGTAGGCAAATATTTATTGAGGGCAAATCTGTTCGAATGGCTGAAATAGTTGCCCACTGTTGGGGTAACTTAAGAGCTGATACCCGCATTGTGGGAATCGATGCGACTCATGTAACTGCCCAATCAATGGCATTTGATTGTGAGCGAAACGTGGCGATTCGATCAGAAAAGAAAGCAAAGATTGTAGATAAAGACGGGCGTCGATTTTCAGAGGATCTGATCACGATGCACGCGAATGCTTGTGCTTCTAAAGCATTTCGGGATGCGATTTTTGATATTGTTCCAGAGGCTTTACTTTTGCCAATTGTGGAAGCTGCCAAAAAGGTAATCCGTGGCGATGAAAAAAGTTATTTTCAGCGCGTTCAGAATGCCATTAAACTTTTTGAAGGCATGGGAAAATCAGAAAAGGAAGTAGTCGAATTTTTGGGCAAGAAAGGGCGAGGTGATATCGATCAAGATGATCTTTTGATTTTACGCGGAATTATTCAAGCAATAAAAGAAGGCGAATTAACAAACGAGAATTGCTTAAACAAACAAGAGGCCCCAAAATCGAATGCTAATATTGACGCGATAAAGGATAGGCTGAGGGCGAATAATTCTGCCATTGTGCCCGAGGTTGAACCAGAAGAACCAGCACCGGCCAAACGTGGACGCCCTAGAAAGGAAGTTGTAGAAGTTGAAGCAGTTCAAAAGCCGTATGTAATTCAGGGCGAAAGATCAATATTCTCTGGCAGAACATTGGCGGAATTAGGTGGAAAGGCTGAATTGCAAACGATTCTTGATAATGAAGATTTGCAGGAAGGGTTAACGGAATCTGACCTAGCAGAAATTACAAGAATGGCAAACAACTAGCAAGTGAGAGCAGGGGATAATACCCCTGCTTTTTAAAAATATGAAAAGACAAAGCATTTTAATAAATATTCATCCGGCGATTGTTGAACAGATTGACGAATTCGCGAAGGAACTTGGATTAAGTCGGAACAGGTTACTTGAGAATCTACTATTGAAGGAAATCACAAATTCAAAAGGCTGTTCGTTACGACTTAAAAAGGCGTTTATTGCAAGGGCAGAACTATTAAAGGAGGGATTATGAATAAGGAAACCGAAAAGTTTTTATTAGAAACTTATGCTGGATATAAAAGGATTTTAGAAAAAACGGGTGCAAAAAGCAATACTTTCGATTTATTAAGCTTTGCTGATGCTACTTGGATGGCAGGCGAACGGGTTTTTGCTTATAGAATGATAGCTTTCTTAGATGATATTTTTGAATTGGAAAGCATAACAAAAACAAAGAAAAGGAAATTTACAAAATGAGCATCTACGAAAACAATAATGAAGAATATCTAGCTGCATCACGCCAATACGAAAGTGATCAGGAGGAAATGCAAGCAAGAATCTGGGAGCTTGAAGATCAGGTTTTAGAATTAGAGAACGAAATTCTTAATTTGAGAATCTCAAGGACGATTTAGGTTTATATGATTTTTTAAGGTTTTATTTATTAACGGATAGAGGGGGAGCTATGAAGTTAAATTATTTTTTTGCAGGAGTTATTTTCGTTGTTTTATTTGGGCTTTGTATTTTGGATAAACCAAGAACCAAAGCCACACCAGTAGAAAAGAAGGAAACAGAGACGCAGCAACAGAAAAGACCAGAGAGTCCAAAAGTTAACATCATTCACGATTCTGCCATGCGTTGGAATTTTCATCCGGCAATCCTTGAGGGAATAGCATATTTGGAAAGTTCTAATCGACACCTTCGCGCTGTGGCTGAACCTAATAGAACTCAAAGTTATGGGATGTTCCAAATAAATGACGTGCTTGCAAACGATGAAAATATAGCTCCAGAGGAAATAATAAACGACCCTGATTTAGGCGCCCATTTAGCTGGAAAGCGAATTGCATATTTCTGCAAGCAGCGAATTAACAAAGGCCGGAATCTCAAAGAGCAATTGGAAATTGCCTATGGTTGTTATAGGGGTGCAAAAAAAGATAGCCGGTTGTTTCTATATCTCAAAAATAGCGGAAAAATTAAAAACATTAAATCCTTTTGGGGGAAAGCATGATGATTGTTAGATTTATTTCAGTTTGTTTTTTTATGTCAGGATTATTTTTTGGAAGTTTATTATTAATTGTAGGCGGCTGCTTCTGTCTGATGTTTAATATTGAGCAAAGCGTGGAAGCTCAAACGAAAAGTTTGCTAAAATGTTCAAGCATCAATGAGGATTTTCAAGGATGAAAAAAATAAAGATTAATGCAATTAATGGAATGCCATACTTAACTACGTTTGAGGTTGACGAAAACTTCACTGCTTCAATCGGGATGACGGTTATAGACAATACTTATCGAGATTCCATCTGCCCCGATTGCAAAGAGAAGCCGGAGAAGATCAAGATACGCCCATGCCCTAGATGCGGGAGTGAAGATATTAAAGTCTTTGATGTTATAAACGGTCAAGGAGAAAAATATCATTGGCTGCAATGTCAATCTTGCCACGAAGAAAATAATGGTAAGGGATGGACTTTTAAAAGTTATGTAAGATTCACCGATATAACATCACAAATCGAGGTAGAGCCATGAGTAATACGATGAGCATTGAGGATGCGCTAGCAGAAGTTAGACTACTTGGAGTCACCACATCTTTAGTAATGCCCGGATACGTTGAAGTGAAGTCAGGCTTATATATAGAAGTATTCGACGATAATTGTAATTTTATCATGGGTAATCGGCATAATGCCGACGACTGTCAAAAACTATCCGAAGCGTTCGCGGTTATCGCTGAGAATTTACAAACAACAGACAAGGAGAAATAAAAATGAAAACTAAACTAATACTAGCAGACATTGAAGCCGTAATAATGAAAGAAGAATATGTTAAGTTAGGCGAAAAGACTACTGCTTGCATTCTTACTTTGCAAAACGGCTTTGAAATTGTTGCCACTTCTTCATGTGTTGACCCAACTACTTACAACGAGGAAGTAGGTAAAGGAATCAGCAAAAGACGAGCAATGGATAAAGTATGGGAGCTTGAAGGATACAGCCTACAAGTAGGATTATTTAACGCAGAGTTAGATTGTCATTCGTGAGGCAAGGGGGATTAACTTCTCCCTTATTAATCGCTGAAATTTTAAGGGGGAAATAATGTTAATACCTATACTTTGTTATGGCTATTTTGTTTGCGTCATAGCCTTCGCTGCTGGATGGTATTTTGGACGTAATTTGAGGGAGAAATAATATGTTTCATTGGATTGAGATATTGCACCACGATGGATGTAAAATAATTTGTGCTGAAACCGGTGCCGCTTGGCACAAAAGCTATGCACATCTCGAATATAGTCACCCCACTAATAGGTGGGCATGTAATGTTTATAATTTTGACAGTAACGAGACGTGCGACGAAGCCTGGAACCAACTCAAAGCGGACTTGGGTGTGAAGTGATGGATTGGATTGATGCAAGTAAACACTTACCTTCAGCTACAGGCAGGTATCTAGTTATCAAATATAATACTATTGAGTTAGTTGAGTTTCTTTAACATAAAACTAATTTTTTT